AAAGACTGGAGAATGTATCCGGTCTTTTTTTATTTCCCTTTAGGGGTTTGTTGGGTAATATTGGCATAAAGGAGGTGAATTCTTTACTTTGAGCTTGACTACTGGAATGAGCATTGCTGTTTTTGACCGGACTGCGGTTTCTCGCGGTGATATGGTTCGCTTTAGACGCACTGGGGATTCTCTTTTTAGGAATGGCATCGTTACTAAAGTAACCGATGGACAGTTGGATGTTTTGCATACTAATTTGCAGAATGCCGCTACTAGTTATACTCAAATATTGGCTGTGGATGCGGC